GCTGGTCCCAACTCGATCAACTGGTCCAACATCACGGCGGCATACACCGCGCAGTATGGCGGACTTCCGGCTGGCGGCGAGTTCGACATCTACTCGACCACCATCTCGTCCGGCATCAACGGACAAGACTTTCTCCAGATAAACGGCACCTTTGGGCCGGGCACCATCATCGTGCCTTACATTGCTCCTGACCTCTATACGTCATGGACAAACACCGGCTTTGAGACTGGTGGTTGCCCTCAGTGCGGCCCGACACCGTTCGCTGCTGTACCGGAACCCACCACCTGGGCTATGATGCTGATCGGGTTCGCCGGCATTGGCTTCATGGCGCTGCGCAGGCGGCGTGAGAGCGCGGCTCTCCGACTGGTTTAAAGCAGCTTCCAGTCGGCTGGGGGCGGGGGCGCGGTCTTTGTCAGGGGCCGCGCCCTTCGTTTATCGGATCGGCGAGCCGAACACCCCGATGCCGAGAATGCCGATCAGAATAAACAGCACAAACCAGCTTCCAAATGGTGCCCATGGCGCGCCGGATGGCCGCCATGGGTTCATGCCCCAGACGCCAAAGAGCAGTGTGATAACCCACAAAAGCCAAAACCATACGTTCGCACCCATGGTCACCTCCTGTTGCCGACGCAGCGAGCGATCTGAACTGGCGTTCGCGCCAATGCCTTGCACTGCACCTCGGCCTGGATGGCGTCGGCCTCGGCGCGCTGGTAGACGTCGGGATCGTATATCTCCAGCCCGATCCGCTGCCGAGCACAGCCTGTGAGGGCCAGCACGGCGACGAGGATCAGCGCCAGTTTCATCTGCCAGCCTTCAATGCGTCGACCTCGGCCTTCAGTTCCTTCACCGCGTTGATTAACGCGAAGATCAATGGCCCAGTGTTTAACTCCCGCACATCGGTGACATAAACACCATCGATGTACCCACTACGCTGTTTCACCATCTCTGGCATCACTGGTTCGACAGATTGAGCGATTAGCCCAATGAACTCTTGATTACTGATCGCAGCTTCATAATGCGGACTGTTTGCGTATGGCACCGTTGGATTGTCGTCCGTAAGAGGTTCCTGTGACATGTGTTGGCTGGATGGCGTAAGCTGGGTGTCGTTCCCCTTGTAGGAAAATCTAACTGGCTGAAGCTCCATAACCGCATCGAGGCCGTTAACGTAGTCGCCAAGTATATTTTTGGTGCGTGCATCGGAAACATCAATCCATGGTCCGCCACCCGCTTTATATGCGTTGCTAGGGCTCGATAAGACGAAATTTCCCCCGTTCATGTAAAAGGTATTGTCGCCGATCATCTGAATGTTTCGGGTGGTACTGCTGCCAAAATATACAGTACCGGATGTGGTAGTTTCTTGAGTTCTTATTGACCCGGCTGCAATCACTGCCGCTTGGACTGACAATGAACCACCGCCAAGAAAATAGGAGGTGCCATCGAAGGAAAGAGAACTTGACCCGGATCCGAAATAGTATCCGCCTGTGCTGCCTACCGTACTTCGAACAGTGCCTGAAATATTTGTATTGCCCATAATATCGGAGCCATTCAACGTCACCCTTCCGTCGTTGCGGGAGATCGATAGCGGTGCATCGACAAACGCGCCTGCATCGTTGCATCTGGCGATTATAAATCGCGACCCGACATTGCCGCCAGTTTCAGCCGTTGCATCTCCGAATTGCATGATCCAGCGGGGCACTCCTGCAGACGTGCCGTAAATACCAGTGGCTGTCGCGCTGCTGGGTTTATTCAAGGTAAGTGACGGGCTAACTGCGTTTATGGTCAAGCCCCCGGCCATGGTGTCGCCGGTCACGTCAACGTAGCGCGCGTCAGTGTCCGCGATAGTTACCAACATCTGCTGCCATGGCTGCCAGACACCGTTATATTTGAACCGGCTGTAAGAAAGGTTATTAGTCCCGCTAGCAACCAGCCTGACCCAGTTTTGATTATTGCCGTTTAGAATGTAGGACGATCCGAAAAAGAGATCACCCGCCGTTGGCGCTCCCGTAGCCCCCGCCGCCGAAGAGAATGACCCGTTCTCCCATACCTGGGTGTCGTAATTGGTGACAATCTGGCTGCTTACCTCTGCTCCAATGTTCAGGCGCGCATCCCGTGCGTTGTTCGCCCCGGTGCCGCCCGCCACGATCGGGCGCGGCGTGTTGAGGTCGATCGTCACGTCGGCGGTGTAGCCGTTGTAAACCGTGCTCTCGATCGTGGTGCCGTCCACCACCGGGGGGAACGGCTGGCTGTAGTTTCCTGATCCATCGCGCGGCATTAGTCTCTCCCCCGAATGTAGATACGCCGCAGTTTCTCGCGCTCTTTCTCGTTGCGCTCGACCCCGCTCGGCTGCGAAACGCCTTGCTGCAACAGCGCCTGCGCCAGAATATCGCGAGCGTTTTGCGGTAGCGCACGGTTGCCGAGATAGGCCTGCCCCAGGCGGGACGTCGCCAGCCCCGGCGCAATGAGCGGCACCCCGGCCCCTATTCCTGCGCCGACTGCCGTACCGACCGGGCCGCCGACGATGGTGCCTATCGTGGCGCCGATGGCGCCGCCACCACCAGACTGCTTTGCTAGCCGCGCCGCCGTGCCGCTGTTTGGCAGTGGCTTCATCACCACCGACGCCGCGTTAGCCAACTCATCGAGGTCGCCACCGCGGGCGGCATACTGCCCTGCGGGGCGCCGGGCGCGAATTGCAGTCACCAGCGCCTGCGGCGACAGGTGTTCGCCGGCCTTGTCCACGGCAGACTGGGTCTGCTTCATCAGCGCATAGCGGCGGTTGTTTTCCATCAGCGCCGCGGCATCCCTTGGCGGCAGGCCAGCAAGGTAGGCTTCGTCTAGCGCGCGTTTGTATTCGGTCAGGGCGCGTACTTCCTGCGGGTTGGCACCAGGCGCGCGTTGGGCCACGCCAATCTGTTGCCGAATGGATTGGTATTCGTCGCCAGCCATCCGGCCCTGGCCGGCCACTAGGCGGTCGATGATGTCTTGCTGGGTATCTGCGATATTGGCTGACCGATTGTGCGGCTGCACTAGTCGCTCGTACTCGGCCTCCGCGCGCGTCATCCGGTTCTGGAAACGCGGATTGGTAACGAACGGCAATTGCGTCAGTCGGGTGTAATTGTCCGACAGGCTCTTGGGGCCTTCTGTAGCAACGAGCGGATCGGGTAGATTGACGTTCTCCGGCACGCCACGCGCAGTCAGTTCGGGGCGGCTGTAGACGCGCTCGGTAACTGCCCGGTCGAGGGCATTTAGCGGTGCATCCCGCAGCCGCGCGGCCTGCCCACCAACCAACGGCATGTCGACCGCGTTGCTCTCCGTCCACTGCAGGTTCTTGTTGCCGGTACGCTGGCCCGCCGTTAGCGGAATGTTCTCGCGCTCCAGGGCCGCTACGGCGCGCGCGTAGGCGCCCTCGGCGGGGGCAATAGGTGTAATGGCCTTGGCGCCGGCTAGGCCACCGGCGATGCCGCCAACGAACCTGGCGTAGGGTTCATAAGGTGTGTCCTTGGCGAACTGGCCCGCGGTTTCTGAGCCAACCGCGCCGGTCAGGGTATTAGCGGCTCGAGCGGCGAGGCTTCCGCCGGGGATGATCATGCCCGGCGCGAACTCAGCAACCGTCGAAGCATACTGCCCAGGTATGGTCTTAGGCTGGTAGAACTCGCCGGTGTAGCCCTCCACGGTTTTCTGCAGCTCGGCGCCACTCGGGGTGGTCAGGGCGCGGATGCCGGGCACGTAACGCGCGATCGCGGCGCCTTTGGTGAGGTATTCCTCCGGCACGCCGGCCCTGCTCAAGCCGGCGCGGAACAGGCTGCCGGCGGTGCCCTGAATACCCGCCAGCCCGGTAATGCCGCGCCCCAGCCCGCCCGCGGCGCCCTTGGCGATGTCCTCGCCGTAGCCAATCGTCGGCGCGACCGGCGCGGCCGCATCAGGCTGACGCTCCCAGATAGACCCCCCGGATGCGGCTGGCGGCGGTCCGGTGGCAGGCTCGGGATCTCTTTCCCAGATGCTCATCGGACGATCTTCCAGCTTTTTTCTTTGTCGTGCGGGTCGCCGCCGATGTACTGCCTGACCTTTCCATCGCTCCAAGTGGCGTCAATCTGCCCGATGTCCGGGGCGACGGGATCGTTTGGTGTGCGCTGATACGCCGTCACCGGCTGCCGCATCTTGCGCTCGGCACGCTCGGTGGCTCCGCGCAGGGTGTTCTCCAACGTGGCCAGTGCGTCGTCGTAATCCTTCTGGGTTGTCGCCGTACTAAGAGCAGACTGCGCCTTGGCGATGTTCTCACCCTCGCGCTCGCCGACCGGGCCGGTGCCCTTGATCTTCTGGTACGCCGCGACGAGGTTCTTGCCCTTAAGCTGCTCGTCGAGCTTGGCAAATCCCTGCCCGGTCGCCGTCAGCCTCGCCAAGCCGCCGAACGTGCCGAGGCTCGCCTCCTTGGCTGGGTGGGCGCGAACCTTCGCGATCAGGTCGAGCGTTTCCCGCAATTCTGGCCGGGCAGTTTCGAGTGCTGCGGCGTCGGCGATTATCTTTTTCTGCTGCTCCTTGGCCCACTCGGCCGGGATGGCGCCGGGCGGCACCGGGTCTACGACAGGCTGCCCGGTGCGCTGCGGGCTTTGTGGCGTGCCGAGCAGCGCGTCGCCGCCGGCGGTAGCCGTCGCGCCGGGGGAGGGAATCTTGCTCTTGTGTTCCTCAGCCGCGCGGATGTCGGCGTCGGCCTTGCCTCGCTGCTCCTCCTGCAGTTTCTGCATTTCGTGGCGCGATTTCAGCTTGTCCTGATAGATTACATTCTGCTGCGCTAGGGTCTTCTGTTCTTCCTCATACTGTAGCTTCAGACGCTCCGCGACAGTCTCGCGATAGGCCGGCGGCGTTCGCCTGACCTCGTCCTCGATCTGCTGCATCTTCAGCGTCTTGACCGGCGGCGGCCTCTCCTCTGGCGGCAGTTGCAGAACGTAGCCAGGCCCGGGGCCGGTCTGTGGCGGCGGGGCGGCCTGCAGCGGAGCGGCCGGCGGTGCTGCGCTGATTGCCGGAGCCGGCGGGTCGGGCGGAGGTGCTGCCGGGGCCTGTGGCGTGGCCGCTTGCTGCCGCTGCATCAGGGCGGCCGCCAGCGCGCCGCGCCCGGTCCCGATCTGATCCGGGGTGGCAACGCCACCAGTTCTTTCAGACGCGCCAACCCAAGCGGGATCTCCCCCTTGGGCCACGACTGGCGGCGTTGGCTGCCTGTTCGGAAACGCGGCGTCAAACCTGCCACCGCCTCCGAACACTGTCGGGGTGGTCTCGGCGGGCAGCGGCGGGCGGGCGGCAGGCGGCGGTAACGGCCGCGGCTGCGTGGGCGGCGGCGGGACGCCGGCCGGCAGTGGCGGCAGCGCGTTGCGGCCATCCTGCACGGCCTCCGGCGACGGCATCCGGAAGGGCGCGTCGCCGGGCAGGCCGGTGCCGGATTGCTGCTCATCGGCCGACAGCGGCTGGGCCGGCCGCAGCCCGGCTACTGGGAACTGCCGCGCCGGCACCGGCTGGATCTGGCTCGCCAGTGGCGGTGGCGCGGGTGCGGCAGGCACCGACGCGCTGGAGGCGGGCGCCACACTGGAGCTTGGCGCCATTGATACCGGGCCACCGTCGCGGATACGTTCCTCGGCGGCCACACCTGCCTTTTCGGCGTCGGCGGCATCTCCCATAATACCGCGCGACAGCATGGCCTGCGCGATGTTTTCGCCGACAGAGGTCAGTCCTTCTCCGAAGGTTTTAGGGTATTGCCGCTTCTGCATCAGCATCGCTAGGGCGAGGCGCTGCCGCAGCGACTGCGGCACGTTCTTGCCGTCCACCGGGTTTAGTAGGCCGGACATGCCGGCGGCCCAGAAATCGGTCATCTACGCTGCCCTCATAATACTGCCCATCACCCGCTTCGGGTCGATGTGCTTGACGCCGCCAATTTCTATGACCGCGCCGGGGTCGATCCGCTCGACGTCCTGCGCCATCGGCCCGACGTGCCGCGCCGGGTCGCCCTTGTAAGACCACTCCGAGATCGGCAGTTTCTTCTGTTCGCCGTCCTCGCCGGCAGCGAACACGGTGCCCATCGGCACGATGTTCTCCTTGACGCGCTCGTCGGATTTCAGGATGGCGGCGCCGGCGAGGTTGCCGCCTAGCCCGAGAATGCCGCCCATGGTCGACTGCCAGTTCTGGTTGGCGCTCTGGTAGTTCTGGCTCTGCTGGGCAAAGTTCTGGTTGATGAGGCCGCCGATGTCGGTGGTGGCGATTTGCGAGTTCGGCGTGTTGAGCCAGTTCGGGTTCTGCACTTGGCTGCCGCTCAGCAGCGCCGCAATCTCGTTCATCGGCTGGTTGCGCTGCTGGTACTGCTCCTGCAAGTATTGGTTACGCCCGGCGTTCTGGGCGTTAAAAATTGACTGCTGCTGCGCCAGTTGCTGGGCGAGGCCAGCATTACCGAACCCGGCCAGCGATGCATTTTGCGCGTTCTGTTGCTGCTGCGCGGCGTTGGCGAACGAGCCGGCACCGAGGTTCTGCTGGTACTGCTGCATCTGCGCGGCGTTCTGAAAGCCGGCGCGTTGCGCCGCCATATCCATCATGCGCTGCTGCTCTTGGCCGCCCTGTGCAGTCACCGCGAGCCTGGCGTCGTTGGATTGCCGGTTATAGTCGTCCATCGCTGAGGTGTAGGCTTGACTGCCGTAGCGAATACCCTGATCAGCCAGCCGCTGCTCGATGTTGCTGCGCTCCTTGGCGAGCTGCGGGTTAAGGCGGCCGTACAGGCTTTCCTCGACCCGGCTGCGGTCGGCGCTGAAATTGTCAGCGGGGCCGTAATCGCGGGTGATGGCACCGGCATCGCCGAGGCTGGTCTGGATCGGGCCGCCGGTGTTGTAGCCCGTCGCCGCCTGCCCCACGCCCATTAAGCCGCTTGCATTACCACCGGTCGGTGCGCTGCCGGTCGGATTAAACGGCGTATTGAGCAGGTTGCGGATGTTGTAGGACTGCTCCCGCCCGGTCTGCGACAGGTTGAACTGCGAGGCCTGGTTGTTATCCATGATGTTGCGCTGATCCTGCGTCGGGTTCTGCGTCGCAGTAAAGCGCGGAATGTTATAGGTCTGCCCGGTCGACGGATCTTGCCAGCTGTACGTTCCAGACACGTCGTAGTTCAGGCTGCCCTGCGGGTTGCTCTGATTGACGTTGTTGAGGAACGCATTCGCCACCCCCGTCGCGACGTTGGTGCCGGTCTGGGCAGCCGCGGTCTGGTACGGGTTCGGTGGAGTGGGTGGGTCAGGTTTAAAGAGGCCCATGTTGCAACCTCTAGTTAGTCGTGTAGTTGTGAAAGGGATTGCCAACTACGGCGCTGTGCGATGTCCTTCACGACATGCAAGCTAACACCACAATCGGCTGCGATTTTGCGTCGATTTTCGCCCGACGCCCAGCGCCACAAGATTTCATACGCCTTCTCCGGCCCCATTCCGCCCCAGCCGCGACCTTTGCTGTGCATGTCGCGAACATTGGATGTGTTGTTGCCAAGAAATAGATGCTCAGGGTTCACGCAGCCGGGGTTGTCACACTTGTGCAGCACCCATGTCTTTTCAGGAATAGGTCCGTTTGCAAGTTCGTAAGAAAATCGATGCGCAAGCCTCGATCTATTTTTCGCCCCAGTACCGATGACGCCATACCCCACACCATTGTGCGCAGCCGTCCACAGCCAACAACCCTCACTCTTTTCCACCTTTTCCCAAAAACGTTCTTCCAATGGTCTGCGCTTCATACCCCGCCTCCTTGTGCGCCGGGCTGCGGCTGCGGCGGCATTAGAGGCTGCTGTGGCTGCTGCATGCCGCCCATTGGCGCCGGCGGCACGCCACCCATCGGCGGCGCCTGCACCGGCGGCATCGGAGCACCGACAGGGGTGCCCTGCGGCATCCCCTGCGGCGCACCCTGCATTGGCATTTGCGGCGTCGCCGCCGGCATCTGCGGCATTGGCGGCATCGGCGTCTGCGGTTGCGGATTGGCGATGTTCATCAGCGCCGCCGTGATGGCGTTGCGTTGGCCGTTGGCTGCAGGGTTGAGGTACGGGGTCGGCATTATGCTGCCCTTTCAGTTGTTGCGGGCGTGTCCATGAGATCGTGGCGGTAGCGTCGGCAGACCTTACTCTCGAGCCACGCCTCGCGCGTCAGCAGGCAGACGATGCCGTCAGCGTTCGGTCCGAGAATGCGCGGCAGCGTGACGAAGGCGTAGTTCAGCGAGTTGAGCTGGCGCAGCAGCGGCAGATCGTCGGCCGCCGTCATCTGCATTACCATCTGGCTACCGAGATACAGGAACGGGTACTGGTAGGCGCGCTTGATGGTTTCCCGCGTCATCCACCGCGATCCCGGCAGCGCCGCGCAGGAAATCTCGATGACGCCGGCCTCCGGGTTCCAGTTGTGGTAGACGACGCCCGCGATCAGCTGGTCGCCGTCGACCACGCCGATCGTCATGCACTTGCCGAAGCCGCGGTTGCGGGTGGCAGGAATCATCGAGGCGACGAAGCCACCGACCACCACATCGTCACCGTAGACGTACTGCAGCATCAGCCACCTCCGGGGGACTGGTTACCAAAGAAATTGCCGAGCCATGGCATGGGGTCATCTTGGTAAAGCCCCTGCTGTTGGTAGTCTGGGTGGGGAGGCCCCCACACGCCGTTTCGCGCGACCTCGTCGGCGGAATAGAAGCCGCCGAATGGATCCTGATAGATGCCGGTGGCGCCTAGATTGCCGGAGCCGGGCTGCGCGAACGGATCGCGCCACATATCCTCGGCCCTGTACCCGCCAAACACGGCACTCGGCATCCTGCTCGGCGAGGTATTGAGGTCGCCCTTGTTTTGCCTCATCACCTGTTCCGCGATGGCGTTGCGGCCCAAGTCAGAACTGCTTGTGATTTCGGACAGTTCTCGCTCGCCAGCGTATTGCCCATACCTGTCGGCATAGGCACTGCCGCCGCGCGTACCGAACGAGGTGGCGGGGTCGTACATCTGCAGGGGACTAAGCTGTGGCGGGCCGCTGCTGGCCATTATCGAGGGGCGCTCGCCCTGGCTGCCCCCGAGCATCCACTGCATGTCCTCGTTGCCGCCGTAGGTCAGGCCGCTGGATGGGCGTGCGCCCTGGCTGCCGCCCCGTACCCACGCCTGATCCTCGCTCCCTCCAAGCGAAGGCAAACCATAGTTGTTATACGGTGAGACGCCGTAATCAAACGGCCGCTGCGGCAGTTCCTGGGCGGGGCGCAACTCGCGGCCGCCTGTGATCAGCGAGGGTAAGCCTGAACTGGAGTACAGAGGGTTGCTGCCGAGTGCGTCGGGCAGTGTCCCGTAACGGTCGGCAAAGGCTTCGCTTATTGAAGGCCGTTCGCCCTGGCTGCCGCCCAGCATCCACTGCACATCCTCGTTGCCGCCGTAGGTCAGGCCAGTGGAGGGCCGCGCACCCTGGCTGCCGCCCTGCACCCACGCCTGATCCTCAGCCCCGCCCAGACGGGAGGGTGCGTAGTTCTGGCCAAATTGATTGTAGGTGTCTCCCCCGCCGCCGCCGCCAAACCGGCTGTTAAGGGACGGGGCAGGCTGCGACGCTGCAGGCGGCGCGTAGGGGCGATTGAACTGGTCAGCGGTGTCCCAAGCACCGCCACCCGGCGGACCGTAGAGGCTGGAAGGACGATCGCCCTGACTGCCCGCCTTCATCCAGTCGATGTCCGCGGTGCCGCCATATTCAAAGGCCGGCGCGCCTTGGGTCCAGACCGAAGGGCGCTGGCCCTGACTGCCGCCCGTCACCCATTTCTGGTCTGCACCCCCGCCGAAATCGTAATAGCCGGGGTTGGATGTGCCGGGATTGCCGATGGTGCCAATACGGCCGGGCTCCCCACCGAACCCGCCAGTGGCGCGTCCAGCCTCGGCACCGAGGTAGGCGTTTCGAGCGGTCGCGCCGCCAAAACCTTCAGGACCGTAGAGGTTGTCAGTGACCGCCTGATTGTTAGCGCCGGCCGCCGCTAGATCCCCATAGAAATTCTGCTGCTGCCCCATCGCGGCGGCATTCTGGCCGAGATTAGCTTGAAACCCTTGGTTGACCGAGCCGAGCGGGCCGTACATCACGTCCATGTAAGACATTGCGTTCTCCTAGACGTTGACGCCCACGCGCTCGAATGTTGCGGCGATCGAGATCAGATCCACTTCCGGCTTGGCCTGCTGCGCCACCGTGACCTGCACCACCGGCGCGTGGCTGTAGCCGGTCATGCCGATCGACACCCAGCCGGTGTTGCGTACCGCTGGCGCCAACGGCGTGCCGGCGTCCCAGATTGCGTCATCCCATAAACCTTGATCCCAGAGGTCGAGCAGGCCTGGATCCGGCCCAGCCACCGGCGGCGACGGTAGCGTCACGACATAGTCAACCGTCGCCGATATCTGCGGCACGAACGGTTCGCCGGCGCGGGCAGAGAACGATACCCGCGACTGCCGCCACGTCGTAGTCTGTGACGGCGACTGAAACATTTCCCAACCGCCCACTAACGTCGCAATGTACGGCATGCCGTCGTCGTAGCCGGTACGGTCGGCCTGCATGACGCGACCGTCCTGCGTACCGAAAAACATATCGCCACGCAGCCGGACGAAGCACATCGCATCCCAGCCGGTGAAACGGGCGTGCGCGCCGGTGGCGGCATTGGTGACGAGGCAACGATATTTTCCAGGCATCCCGCCGGGGAATGTCGTAAATACGCCACCGTATTCATCCCACTTGCACATCGTCCAGTGGTGCTCGCGCTTGTCGAGCACCTCGGTGCGCCACATCGGCTTGATCGTGCGGGTAATGGCAGCCAATTCCAGTTCGGCGCGGCTCTTGGTGATGGCGCCCGACATCGGCAGGATGCCGTCTACCGTGGCAATCAACAGGTCACCGCCGATCGCGATGTGGGCGTTCATGCCGAGCGGAGGCGAGAGGTCGTAACGGCCTTCCTGCCGCCAGTTAGCCGCAGAGCCGGGATCGCCTCCTGTAAAGATGATGGCCTCGCCGAGGTTGGTCACGAAGCACAGCTTGTCGTCGATGCCGTCGCCGGCGTCGATTGACCAACTAGCGCAGAACAACAACTTGCCGCCCTTGGTGGCGGCGCCCGACAGCGGGATCATCGCCAGTGCGCCGCCGACCGCATTGAGTGGCAGGTACCAGGCGTTCATCGAGTTCAGTTCGATGAAGAAAAAGCGGTTGCGATACTTGCAGACGTAGCTCAGTCCTGCCGCCGGAATGTTGGTGATATCCGTTGCGGTAAGAGTGCTCCACGTCGTGCCGTCATAGCGCAACGGAGGATCACCGGCGTCGTTGACTGCGATCAACCAGTCACCGCCAGCATTCGCCAACTGCGAGGCAACGTAGTTGCCGCTGTTGCGGCCACTAGCGACCTCGAGCGGTATTGCCGCGGTGACGTCGTAGACCTTGGTGGCGTTGGCGACGAACATCCGGTGTATGATGCCGCTGACATATTCAAACGCGGAGATGATCGGTGTCGCCTCCGGTAGTTGGCACCACTCGGTGCAGCCGCCGCGCAGGCTGACGCCCTTCATCGTCGGTTTCCAGTTATCGCAGACCACCGCGCCACCGGGCTGCATATAGGCCTCGTTCTCGTTCTGGATGATGCCGCGGGTCGGCGCCGGGATGGTTATAGTGTCAAGTTTCTGAGCTACCTGCGCCGGCACAGCGACCCGCTTGAAGGCCTGGTGCTGGCTCATGGCGTGGCACCAGGAAAGTATAGCGTCTGGGTCGGGATCGCGACGCGGCTACTTTCCGAAATCGGGCGGCGCCCGATCAGGATCGGCGCTGGCTGGTCGTGCCCCATCGCCACTGCAAGTGCGTCACCAAAGGTCGACATGTCCTCAGCGTATGCGGAGCCCTTCTGCGCCTTCCACTGGTAGATCATCGCGAGCTTCAGCAGTCGCTCGTCGAGCCGGAAACTGTCTGCATCACTCTGAAAGACATCACCGTAGCCGCCGCTCGCCAGTTTTACGCAGTTCTTGTCGAGGTAGGCGAAGCTGACTGCCTCGGCTACCGACAGCACCGGCGCGAGGTGTAGCTGCCCGCCGGAGAAGGTCCAACTGCCGCCGCCGATCGCGCTGTCCCAGCCCTCGCTGCGATTGTTGCGGATCCATTCGTCGTGGTCGGCAACAAACGTCATCGGCTCGGTGTAGGTGCCGCGCCACATGTTCGACGTCAGCATCAGCCGCTTGAAATTCTCCGGCAACGGATAACTGCCGGCGACACCGTCGCCGACCACCGTGGTGCTGGTGCGCAGCGCCTGCCAGTCGCGCTGGTCATAGGCGATGCGCTGCGCCATCTCGTTGGCGAGCGACACCATCTCCTGCATGGTGCGGTTGCCAGCGATGTTGGAGAACACCGACGTCGGCATCGTGACGCCGACCGTCGCGCATACATCCTTGATCACCTGCAACAGCGCCATTTCATGCTACTTTCTCAGGCCGCACACTCTCTGCCATCCGCACCAGTGTCTTACGGTTCATGTTCTCGGCGCCAATCGGCTTTTGCCCGCTGTGCGTCGCGATGTACTCGCGCAGTTGCGTCAGGTCCATGTTGTCGAACTCACTGCCTGTGGCCTGTTCGATAGACTTTTTGTGTGCCGCATCTTCCTCGAGGATGACATTGCGGGCACGCAGTTGCTCCAGCTGCGCCAGCAGTTGCATGTTGGGCGCCGTGGCCATGCTCTCCTTGATGTACTCGTCGGCCTTGTTCTTCATTTCACGGCCGCCGGGACCGAGGTTCTTCAATTCCTCGCCGTCGATGCCGGCCAACTGCTCGATGGTGTAGACGTTCTGCGCGCGGAGCTCGGCACGCCTGGCGTCGGTCAGGAATGGCACGAGGTCGAGCGGGGTGCCGATCTTGGTCTGCGCCAAGTCGCGCTTGAACTGCTGGTACTGATGCCGAAACCGTTCGGCATAGGTCTCGGTGCGCTGCTGTCTGGTGATGGGATCGGTAACCCAACGGGTGACCTCGGTCGACGGGAAGATCTTGACATCCGGCGAGCCAGGAGAGCGGATCTCGCAGACCTCGATATCTTCAAAGATGGGGCGCCCTTCAGCGAGGCTTCTGGCTTCACTGTGTACGGCGATATGCTTGAACAAAACAACGAGCAGCTCGTCTGGATCTTGGTAGCGTGATGCCATGTGGCTTTCCTTCCTTCATTGAAACGATCAGGGGCCGCCTCCGTGGAAGGAAGGCGATTACCTACACGTCGACGACCCCATCACCTACTGCTGTCTCAGTCCCAGAGATCAGGCCGCAGGATTATTAATTACATCTCTTCCGTGGTTGGCGTGGAAGCCGAGCAGCACTTCGTACTTTCTCCGTGCTGCCAACCTTTTGATGGGCTATGCACCCGGTGCACTATCATATAGGCGCCAATTAAACATAGGGTTAACCATTGTCAGTTCACCCATAAATCCGATGAACTGGGCAATGGCGTCCTTGTCGATGGGCATCTGGCCGTCACCGTCGAACAACTTGTCGAAATTACGCTGCGGGTGATAGCGCAGACGCAGGCTGTCGGTGTTGAGGCCGAACGTGGTGTTTGCCGGCATGTTGGAGCCGATGCCGCCGTCCAGCACGATCTCGGCACGCTTGCCGCCACCGATGTACTCCAGCGCACTGAACCCGAGAGTGCCGAGCGAGGTGTTGCTGGTCTGGCGCTGGATCGCCAGCGTTGCTGCGTCATACGCCGCATAATGCTCCGGCGACATGATCAACAGGTCGGCATAGTCACGGCCGCGGGACTGCTTGGTCATGGCGTAGTTGAGCAGCGGGCGGATCGTGGTGGAGTTGACCTGGGTGCCGCCGGCCAGCACCGAGTTGGCGTCGAACGTCTTGGTCTGCCAGATCGAGTTGGTCACACGATCAATGCCGCCATAGACACCGTTGGCCGGAAGCACAGGCACCGCCCACGCCAGACCAGTCAACTGCTTGTTGCCGTTCGCCGTGCCGTCGGAATAGATCGCAGCGTCCATCGCATCTTCCAGGCTGCGCTCGGCAGCCGTCAGATAGTTTTCGAACACGTCCATAATCTGCGCCGCGCCCTGATTGTTCAGGATCTCCTGCAGCGACAGGATGATCGGAACGACAACCATTTTCGGCGTGTAGACGGCGTCGCTGAACAGGTCGATCGCCGGATTGAGCAGCTGATCGTAGCCGCTGTACCACTGCACAACCTGCTTTGAAATCTGCAGCGTCTCGCGAATAGCTGGACCGGAGTAGGTCTTCCAAAGACCTTTCCTTTTCAATACCGCGAGCAATGCGTTGTTGTTGGAAACCATGTCTTGGTAGCCTGACGATCGATCTTCGACCGCCATCGACAGTACTTGCGTGTACTGCGCAGTTAGTCCGGTAATGGCCATGATGGCGCTCCACGGGGTTCAGATTTGAGGAC